ACTGAAGGTTGTAAGAGCAATAATCTCAACAACATCGCCAATTGCATAGTCTGAATCAAACACAACAGTTGAGCCATTGCTTGCAGCTACATCTGTAGGAATAACCTGCTTCACTCCATTCAGGTACACACTCACCTGACCCACTGTGTAATTTATCAGCACACCGTTGTCATCTGCTGTAACTGTATCGGTTACTGCGGTAGTCGTGAAGATAAACCTCTCAGCTTCTCCTAATCCGGGTTCCTGTCCTATGTATGCCATGTGTTATCTCCAACCTAGTGAAGTTGCGTGAATTTTTGTGTCATAAACTGCTGAGGCAGAATGTGTGGTGATTTTGTAGCACATAGTCTGGTCACTTGGTTGTCCTGAAATATCTAAATCATGGAATGCTAGTATTCGTTTGCCATCTCCCCAATCTCCTTCATCTACCAACTCTCCCTCTGTGAATGTTGTTCCAGAGTCTCTTGAAATATGTCCTTTAATGTGTGTATTTACAGTACCAACTCCTGTTCCAGCATCTTCTATCAGTATAACCATATCTGCTTTTGTTGGTTGTGCTTCTGCTTCGGTGTCTGTGGATTGAAGGGTCATATTAGCAATAGCGGTAGTAGATGTTAAATATCTTATAATAACAATACCATTACCACCATCTCCAGAACCATTACCACCAGTGAATATTTCTCCTCCTCCACCTCCACCACCTTTACCATCTGCCCCATCAGTTGCATTTGTTGAGGAGGGTTGAATTCCTCCATTACCACCCCCACCGTTACCACCAGTAGAACCAGAAGCAGTTGTTTCAGTAGAACCACCACCTCCTCCAGCATAATAAACATTTGTACCATCTACTACAATATCGTTTGGAAGACCTACACCACCATTGCCAGGAGCAGAAGTACCGACTGCATTACCACCAGCACCACCAGCACCGCCTCCTCCACCTCCATTATTGTCAGTTCCACTTCCTCCAGCAGAAGCAGTTCCTTGTGTACCAGCTGCACCGCCAGCTCCAGTTCCTGGGCCACCAGAATTACCAGAACCAGAACCACCATTGGCTGTATTTCCAGCAACTCCAGCAGTATCTTGTGCTGGGCCACCAGCACCTCCACCTCCAATTTGACTATTAAAACTACTATCTGTTCCGTGACCTCCAGCACCATCTATGTTACTAGCTATACCAGTTCCTCCAGTACCAACTACTACCGCAAAAGTTCCAGCCGCTAAAGATTGAGAAGTTGCAGAAATATATCCTCCTGCTCCTCCACCTCCTCCGCCACCATTACCCATACCACCTGCACCTCCACCACCGACAATAAGATAATCAACAGTAAGTGCCGTATCTGTAATAAAATCTGTATTTGAAGTAATTGAACGTACAGAATAAAGGTCATCAGATGTGAGTGTTCCCCCCGAAACAGTAGGGGTTGTAGAAATTCCCCCCTTATAAGCACCAGAAGCTAATGCATGGTTAGTAGAAGGCCCATCATCTATTCCTGTAGCATTTACATATTCATCAACGATCTGGTCTTGCAGGTTGTACTTTGCAAGTGATCCGTTTACTGCTGTTTTGAAGGCAAGGAGTGCAATGTTTGTTTGGATTTTGTCATCAAAATTATCAGCAAGGTCTGTTGCTCCTACTGCACCAGCAACGATTTTAGCACTCGTTATACTATTGTCAGGTATGTCTGCACTCGTCAGTGGGGCTGCCCCCGGTCTGCGTCCTAGTGTTGCCATTAGGTTATCTCTAAGTAAGATAGAATAACATCCATTGAATTAGCAGTATTTGAAATTACGGATAGAGTATCTCCAACGCCACCAGTAACGAATTGCAAGCAAACTTTTTGGTCTCCTCCGAGCACCACGAGCGAACCGCCAGAGGGAATCGGTGCGTCCTTTATCATCCAAGTTTGGTTACTTGCATTAATTAGTTTTACTCCAACAGAAATTACTCCTGATGTAATATTAGCTATAGTCATCCCAATCAGGGTTATTTGTGATCCAGTAGCTACAGCATTACTTGCGCCTCCAAAGTCTCCCACGTTAGTAAGAGCATCAGCAGCAGTACTACCACCCCTGAAAGTCATATTCTTAAATGTGTTTGCCATAATTATCCTTTTATATCAGTTAGATCAGCCGAGTGCAATCGCCATTGCCACACTAGCATTATTTGCTTCTGTTTGAACTTCTGATAAATTAAGTCCAAACGATTCCCATGCAGATCCGGTATAAAAATTTACCTTATTAGTAGTTGTATTATAATACAAATCTCCTTCATCATTATCTGAACCCGGAGCAGAACTTGCTATTCTGTACTTATCTGCAAAGTCATTGACACTACTTATATTATCTGCAACTGTTTCTATATCACCTATTACTCCAGTAGCTCCTAATAAATCCATATCTGTTACTACAGCAGCAACACCTAATCTTGCTAAATGACCTGTACTCCCAGTCATAGCAGTAGTACCCAGTAATGCCAAATGACCTGTAGTCGGATGTGTCATATTAGCTGTACCAAGCAATACAATCTCACCATCTACTGCTGCTACAAGGGCTACTTCCCCATCAACATCTGCTACTTTAGTTACATCTCCAGTTGTAATACTAGCAACCTTAGTTACATCACCAGTAGTTATTGCAGCTACTTTACTGACATCCCCGGTTGTAATTACTGCAACCTTGCTTACATCTCCAGTAGTAATTACTGCAACCTTACTAACATCACCAGTTGTAATTACTGCAACTTTACTTACATCTCCTGTAGTTATAGCTGCAACCTTACTAACATCCCCTGTGGTAATTACAGCTACTTTGGAAACATCCCCAGTAGTAATGGCTGCTACCTTTGAAACATCCCCAGTTGTTATAACTGCGACTTTACCGACATCTCCAGTGGTTATAACAGCTACTTTTGAGACATCTCCAGTAGTTATAACGGCTACTTTTGATACATCACCAGTCGTAATAACAGCTACTTTAGATACATCTCCTGCTGTTATACCAGCAACAGTTGATACATCTACACCATCAGCACCTATATTTGAGACAGTAGTTATATCAACTCCAGCAGAACCAAGAACGGCTAATTGTCCTATTTCAGTATCTATGGCAGCTACTTTCCCAATATCAACCGCATCTGCAACAACAATATCAATATTAGTTTGATTACTAGCAGTTGGAGTAAGTTGTTTCCATGCAGAACCAGTATCATCCCATACTTTCATTACTTCTAATGTTGTATCATAATATAATGCTCCGTCATCTAAGGCATCACCATCATTATCTTTTCCTACGTTTGCTCCTACTTCTCTGGACGCAGTAGTATGCGAACCTAAATATTTATCATCAAATGCATCTACATAACCCTCAGCCGTAGATGCTGAAGCAGCAGCATTAGTTGCATATTTCCTTGCAGAATAACTACTTCCTGTAACTGCTGTAGCTTCTACATGGGAGCCTCCACCCAAAGCCCATTGCTTTGCTGTTCCACCTGTAGCAGCAGTACCCTGTGCATATTCCTTTGCAGAATACTCAGTTGTTTGAGCATTGCCTACAAAATCAAAAACAGTTGTTCCATCTGTTAATGAAACCCATTCTACAACTGTCTGGAGCTGAAGTGATATATCATTTGCATTATCAATAATATTTAGTGCAGATAATACTGCTAACTCACTACTACCTGCACCAATATATACTGGAGATTTACTCATATAACCTCTTAAATTCTTTCAACTGTTGACAAAACTACAGAACATGTTTGTGTTGAAGTTACTTTTATAACATCACCTACCAATACAGGAGTACCTGCATTATTTAACCCATGCTGCAAAACCATCTTACCGGGCATAATATCTATCGAAGTATCTGCCGGTAATGGTATTGTATCTACCAATTTAATAACCGCTTGATCATAAAAGGCAGTTAAAGTAACTGTTAATGTACCTGCAGCCGATGCGGTTGATGCCACAAAAAATCCAATTATAACTGAATCTGCTGCTGCAGGAGTAGCATCATCACTTACTGGGGCTGTGAATATAGTTGTTTCGGTAGTAGCCGGGACATTGACCGCATACCTCATATACCTTTCTGCCATATTAATCTCCTAATATCATTTGATTTTTTCTGGCAACTCTTTCCATCATTGCCTCTAATGTTTTCTCTGTACCCTGATCAATAGCATATGCATTATCTAATACCACTGAACCAGAAGCATAAGTTACTTTAGCTGTTCCAACTGTAGCCAATAAATTACTTGATGCATCACTAATTGTTCCAGACCACTTTTGATTGGTTAGAGTTTTATTAGTAAAAGAATCTACACTATCTATTGTTGGAATCGTGTAGCTTACTGTACCATCATGAACTTTTAATCTCCAAGGATCTCCACTATCATCTGATTTCAGGACAGTAATCTCTCCTTCTGAACCAGTGAACGTAGTATGTTCAGCAACAGTACCCCTTCTAAATTGTATACTTACTCCCATTATCTCCTCACTACCATTCTATTTAAGTTTATCCCACCAGTTATAGAAGCAGGGTTTAATGGTTCAACACGATGAGCATCTGCTATCAGTTGCATTTTCTTATTCATAAAATATCCACTCTTCTCAACATTCCTTAAGTCATGCTCCTTTAAATATGCTCTTTCTAATGTTCCATACGTAAGTGCATCAACCCACACTGGATCTATATCACATGTGGTTTGATAATCAGTTGATGAAATATCAAATGTATCTGTATAATTACCAATAGTTTCTGCATCGGAATCAAAAGTCAATGAAATACCTGCATCATCAACCAATGCTGTTGATGTACCAACAATCCAACCTTGCAAAGTTGTTACTATTATTCGTACTACAGTATTGTCTGCATCTGTAGTATCCGTATACTGATAAGGAACCTCATCACTCATTCTGGGTGGACGAGACGTACCTGTTAATTTTAATGTTGCTTCTTCAATAGGTATAGGCCACACAGTTATAATACCTGAAGACTTCTGGTCAATTACAAGTGCTTGCGGAACACCTGTAACAGTTGTCCAGTCTTCTACCCAATTCCATAATGGATTACCAAATATCTGGGTTACAGAATATTCACCTTCCTTTGTAGTAGCTGGGAGCCTTCCCTCTGAAGCAAGCTTCTTCATCTCAGAGGTTGTGACAACTGGTAATTCCCTACCACTAATTGACCCTCCACTTATATCCATAAGTGTAGAAGGAAGTGCCACTTGATAATTCGTAGCACTAATAACTATATTCCTGTCTTCCACAGGCAACCTGATAGTCCTCACAAGATCCAAAACTGCATCATGAATATAATTATTTAATTCAGTCTTTGTCCAACGAATATATTCTAAATCCTGAAGAACAGTCGTTACCCGTGATCTAATATCGACTAACTCAATCATGCAACTTCAACTCTTTCTAACTGTGCATTAACCTTATCCTTATCAACATTAGATGAATCAGGAGTTTTCAGTACCTGCACATTATATCTGCAAACATCATAACCAATCAATGGTGCACCTTCCTGTGCCTGATGATACTTTCTCTCAACTGCATCCATAAGTACACTAAAATGACCCGGAGGTATAGCCCTGCGAGAATTCCTAGGGAACCTTAGCACCCAATCATTCCATGTAACAGTAACTGGCCCCATCTGAGATGGATCGTCACCATATCCAATTACTACAACTCCCCAACCCTCAGGTGTTTTTAAATCCTTACCAACTTCCAGAGCCATATCCTTCTGGAAAGTACTATGCACGGACACTGTTTTTCTGCGTCCTGAATCATACATTGGATTATTAAGATCATGCCCATATTCCCCTACTGGAAGTAATCCTCCTGCTAATTCGCCACTCATATTATTGCCCTTGTTTTAATGAAAAATAAAATTCTACCAGAAGAAGGAGGATCATCTCCCCTTACCCTGACTGTTAATCGAATCGTTTTATTAGATCCGTCCGGTGGAAGAAATATGGACTCTGGTCGCTGCTGGAACGAATGTGGTTTCTGCGGCAACCCAACCCATTTTAAATATAACTCCTTTTCTTCCTTTACTCTACTCACCCTTCCTACACATATATCTGCCGCTACACCCAAGAATGGTTCAGTTAATATAACTGATATCCTTTCCGGCAAAGTTTCTGGAT